TTTAAGTGATATAAATCTTTACTTTGCCTTTGCCGAGTTCGTCATCATTAATAGCGATATTTTTTAACGCTGAACCTCGTAAATCCGGATGAACGACAATTACTTGTGCATCATTCGGCATTGTCTCCAACGCCGTCAACAGTTCTTGTACAGTCATAATAAACCCCTTTATCGCAGTTCAAGTGTCATTTAAGTTATAGCCCATGGTGTGGGGCACAGCTACTGATTATAAGGAAAAGGTAATTCGTTCATTGGGCATCACCACACTTTCTATGCGTGCTTTAAATCACTTTAAATTAGCTTTTAAAAGATCACGCAATTCATCAACCCACGATTTCGGAATCGACATATTTGCATCTGTATATCGCTCAATAGCACACAGTATTTCATCAATCCTTTCGCCATCATGGACATAACGTGGCTTTAGCTCTACAGGTGGCTTTTGACTATTTTCCATTTTCATCTTTCATCCATCCAGTCGTGTGCTTTATTTCATGAATTTTTCTCCGATTACTGCACCGCCAACAGCTACAACAATTCCAATAAGTGCAACAAGCGTACCAACGATGATCATATGATGTCTCCTTTAAATAACATTAAGCCATACGTTTTCTGGAATGACGTTTATTGCTGTTCCGTATGAACAAGGAGTCACATACCACGGAATACTAGTTCCAATAACCATCAAATTATCCCCTTTCAAAGTGGTATTTTAATTAGAGCAGACCCCCATCTCATCTGCTCTGCGTATGCCGCCTTTTCTCTGCCGGGTTGATCGATGCTCCGGCAACTATCGGTGCTTTTCAGCGTGGACATACTCCACATTTTCATGTATATTTTCTTCAAGCCACTCTGAAACCTGCTCGGCTATTTCTTCTTTGCTTGTAGTTCCGTTCTGGGCAATATTTGAAATCACAGCACGGTGAGCTGCGTGTTATATGCCTGTGGAGGATATGGGTTGCTTGCGTCAGTTGTCTTAAATGACACACTGCCACAGTTAAGAAACTGAATATCATATACATTTGATTCTGCGTTGATATTAACCGTTCCAGGTATAGAGCACGAGTTGAACATCATCCGTATATGTGACGTTCTGCTTGAGTCATTACCTAACTGGACAGCAGTAGCACTTCCGGTGACAAGTGCACAGTTTGTGAGCGTTATGTCTGAACTCTCAAGCTCACCAGAAATAGCAGTTGGTCTAGTATGGCCATAGAACGCGTATCTGTCTCCGTAATTGACAAAGACACAGTTTTCGTATACATGATGCATAGACTTGTCTAACCCAAAACCGGTCGTATGAGCAAATCCGTATGTAGTATCAAGCTGTGTATTCGTATCGTTAGCATATTTATAAAAGCGTACATTTTTATAAATCTGTGTTGTATTACTGTACGTTGTCTTTCCAAGAGCATCGTTGTGCAGGCAATAACGTCCGTTTTTGCAATAGACTTCTACATTTTCGATGATTGCATTGCCTGCTACATTCAGCGGAGATACACACTTACACTGATTAGGCGTAATAGAGTCGTTCGCTGGATCTGGCATCCATTTTAAACGAACTATTCCTTTACCTATGAGATGCGTGTTATGAGGTACCCATACACAATAATCGAAATAGTCAAGAGACGGGTCTGATCCTGTGTATATTGGAACTCCTGCTGCAAGATATTCCTGATACAGGTCATACTCGCCTTCCCAAATCTCTATAATTTTTGAACCTGTATCGTCTTTGAGATCAAGGAAGCACTGTGTAAGACTTGTATAGTCTGCACGAGAAGCCGTCTTACTTACAATGTATCTTTTCGGTTCATTCTCTGCCTTATAGGAAGAGGAATAGCCTTTATACACTGCTATTTTGAAAGCTTCTATCACACTTCCTACATTGTATAATGTTAAGTAGCCGTCCGAAGTTGGCGTGAAATGCACTTCATTCATGAACGGCTGTGCATTTCTGTATGGTGTAGTGATGCCATTTAAGTATATGTTGATGGAGCCTGTATGTGGTTCTAAGAACTTGATTATGTAATCTGTTCCAGCGTGCAGATACATCGGTGTTCTTGCATTTACCTTCGCCCTAGAAAAGCTTCCGGAATATTGTCCAATATAACCCAATTTGTCGTTCACAACGCCCTCATGATCAAAGTTAACCTGTACAAAATATAGATGACGATGTGCAGAAAAGTTTGCTCTAAAGTATTTGGCATTCTCAGGTGGAATTGCTGTTAGCGTCTTGGTGCCAAGTGTTTCTGTTCCATTTCCAATTAACGTTTGATTAGTGTCATAAAACCAAATCATGTGTGGCCTAAGTATCTCAACGTTATCTGGAAGAACAAGGACTGATCTATTAACAGTCAGTGACCTTGTATTTTGAGGTATTTCAACGTAGCTACTTGTGTAGCAGAAATGACCGTTGACATCTATCGTACCATCTGTCTGTATGTAGGAGCCTTCGACAAACGTTGCATCCGATAAATCTACGTAATTCTCGCTGGCGTTAACCATGAAGTCAAGAGAGTATCCTATCGTGTCGTCAATAACATCATTCACGAAACCCTCCCGATCAAAGTTAACCTGTACAAAGTATGGACGTCTATGCTTAGAAAAGTTTGCTCTAAAGTACTTTGCGTTTGCTGGCGGAACTGTCGTCAGTGTTGTATCGCCAAGTGTTTCCGTTCCATTTCCGAGTAACGTTTGATTGGTATCATAAAACCAGATCATATGCTGCCTAAGTGTCTCAACGTTATCTGGAAGGACAAGGATTGATCTATTAACAGTTAAAGATTTTACACGTTCTGGAATTTCAATGTAACTGCTTGTGTAACAAAAATGGCCATTGTTCGCTATAGTTCCATCCGTCTGTATGTAGGAGCCTTCAACAAACGTTGCATCTGATAAATCTACATAATTCTCACTGGGATTAAGCACAAAGTCAAAAGAGGTTCCTATAACTTCTTCGACAGATGCTCTATCAATAACCTGTGTTCCAATAGCAGTGTTAAGGTCACTATTCATTTTCTCTAATCCATCATGAATAGCATCTCTTACTTCTTCACCATATACAGCCGACTCTATGGCTGCAAGTTCGGCACTAATATCGGCCATATATAAGCCTCCTATTTTGAAAAACTGGCGACAGACTGTATTAGATCCATCGCCAGTAGTTTTCTAAGTTACTTTATTTCATCCTTATCTTCGGGCATGGCGAGTAGCTTGTTGAACAGACTCGTTGCAACATCATTCCCGCCAAGGTTATGATACGCAAGATAAACCTTCTTCATTGATTCTTTTGCATAAATAGGACAGAATCCCTTCTCCTGGTATTTATTGTAGTTACTTACAATACTTTCGCGAAGAAGACTCTGTACCCCTTCCGCTATGGCTTCATTCCGAGCTCTTTCTTCCTGAAGTTTCTTAAGAACACTTCTGTATCCGAAAGCTGCTACGGCTGCGATAATAGCAAACAGCCATTCAAGCCAATGTGCGGAGATATATCCGATAAATGCTTCCATATTTCCCCTTCTTTGTATAAAGGCGAATGGCATCATTATTCAAGCTTCTTGGCCTTTTTGCTATAAAGCTTATGCCATGCGTCCTGTTCCTCTATGATAGAAACAATATCGAAGTCCATAGCAGATTTCTTTAGCTTTTCATTTTTAGCAAACGTAAGCTCTTCTTCAGCATCCAGAAGGTATGACTTAACAAACTCTGCAGATGCGATCTTTTTATTTTGAATCAGATCGCTGTAACAGTTACTATACAGCTCTACTGTGCCTCTTTCCCATTCGATCCATTCATCAAGAGCAGCAACCATGGCCTGCTTTCTCGTAGAAGGATCCATATCCTCTCTAACCGCAGTAAGCCATGTTGCAGGTATGATTTCAGGATCTGTTACCCTCTCATTTTGAATAAGTTTGTCAAAGTGATTTATGACGTAGTTACAGAAGTGTATATATCCGTTGGTCTCTGAAAGGTAATGATACTTATGGCAAGCAGCATAGCCATGTAAGCCTAAAAATTCGTAACAGTTCATAAGCTGCTCGTGTGTCATCATGCCCTGGATCATGTGAGACGATATTTCGCTAAAGATCTCATCTATGGACATTCGATATGCCTCCTAAACTAATTACGAATCTTAGTAATTTTCAAGTTTCTCGATCATGTTGTCGATAGCCATCCGGATTTCACTATTCGGAGCCTCGACTCTCATGCCTTCGAGTTTGTGAATCATTCCGTCAACTTCTGGAGCTGCATGACGAGAGATATATCTGCCAGTTGTAATGCCTCTTCCGCGTCTGTCAGAGTAGCCATCATTGTAACCACGGTCATAACTTCTGTTGTAACCGTCGCTGTAGCCTTTGTCATAACTTCTGTCATAGCTGCGATCGTAGCCATAACCAATGTGCATCATATCAGGCATTCTTCTACTCATAGGATAACGTCGGGGATACATCCTTTCGGAGTGTCCTTCATCCATTTCGTCTTCGTAGTCTGAATTACAGCAAATTTCGTCGATGTCCTTAATAGCCTCAAGGGCCTTCTTTGCAGCTTCAGAGTCTACAGGAGTGAGCTCTCCCTTTTTATTGATCTTCTTGATTTCTTCAAGATAAAGTTCTTTCAAATTTTCAAGCGCTTTCACTAGGGTCTCCTCCTTTCAATCAAGCGACACGTGAAACTACAAGGTTTGCATTTTGAACGTTTATAGGCGGAGCCGAGTCAGCAGCCGTTGCGCCAGTTGAAACGTTCTCAACAGATATTCGTGTGCAGCACCCTGTCGGCACGGTAATAAAAGCAGTCGATGTTACATTAAAGTAATTCTCCATTGTAGGGCCTTCTGGCGCAACTGCCGCAGGCGTTACGATAGCTCTACTTGTGAGAATTGGCTCGCCATCGATGGCAAGAGCTACGGCGATAGGCCCAACTGTTGCTCCAGTTGGTACAGCAATGTTACCGTTAAAAGTCACCTGATATCTTGCAAACCGGCAACAAGGATTATTAACAATACCACGGAGAGTTACAATTCCGGATTCATTTCTGTGCAGAACATAACCCTTAGTACAGCCGATAGACGTATTAAGGATTACCGGCTGGTTAGGCTGCACAAGCTGAATCGGATTATAAGTAAATTCTGCCATAGCTATCCTCCTTACATGTTACATCCGCAGCCGTAATTCTGCTGAGCACAGCAATTTGGATTCTGGACCATATAAGCAGGAATTGGAGCAGGATTAATTCCATTGATGATCTGGGCCGTCTGAGCATTCTGAGAAGCAGCGAGAGTCTGCATATACAGCTGATTCTGAAGCTGCTGATTCTGAGCTTTAAGATTCTCAATCTTCTCCTGACAAATGTCGTCACGAATAGCCTGAATGCCATTATTAATAGCGTTCATAAGCTGATTTGTGTTGCTATTTTGAGCCGTAGTAACGTCAAAGAGTGCGTTGGTTACGGCCTGACGATCGGAGCATGCCTCTGTAGCAACCGTGTACCTAAGATCGGCAAGGCCTGCACGATTCTCACAGCAACAGTTCTGAAGGCTCATGGCGATACTATTCATAGCCTGATTAGCTGCTGTCTGGTTCTGGTTAAGTGTCTGCAGGATATTGGCCTGGGAGTTGCAACGGCTTACTTCAGCGTTAGCAAGAGCGGTGTTAATTCCGGCAAGTCCGTTCATAATTGCGGACTGATCAAAGCCTCTCTGGACATCACCGTTTGTAGTATTATTCAGAATATAGGGCATCATTCCGCAGCCGTTTCCAGCACCGGAACCGTTGCCAAATCCACCGTTAAACATGGCAAACAGGAAGAGAATGATAATCCAGAAAGAACCATCTCCGCCCCAGCCAAAAGAGTTACCGCCGTTGCCATACATTGGACCAACCGGCATTACCATGTTTCCAGTTCCTTCATTGACAAGAGACATAACTTTGTCCTCCTTATTTTGAAAAAGAAAATTAGTAGAGTAATATAAAAAACCTCCAGCTTATCGTGCATCACTGGGGGTTAATTAGCTGTATTTAGTTGTTTTGATTAAATTAGCTCTAGTTTTTAACGCAAATCCAATAAATGTCGCCGATTGATTTTGTAACAGCCGTTTCCTTTGTGTTAACTACGTCTAGTACAACTGATCCGGCTGACGTTTGTTTAACGTGAACGTAAAAATCATTGGACGTGCGATAGTTTCCTAAATTTTGGAAATAGCATGTGTATCCCGTTTTAGCGTGTGATAAAGCAATTGTATTTATGCCTGACACAAATGTTCTTTGCGAATCAGCTGAACTTTCTATAATGACGTTAGGCTCTTGATTAACCGTATCACTTATTAAAGCGTATTCTACTACTTGCCTGATAGCACCGTTCTTATACATATAAACCGGATTATGCGTAAGAAGTGAATGTGCATACGAATTCATAGCGAACCCAATGTGAATGTACGCTTTACCATCTTCTATTGTTGGAAGTTCCTGAGAAAACCAGTTAGACGAGTCAAGATAGAACAGCCCATTTTGAATGTTACCTACAAGAAATACTGGCTTACCTTTTTTCATCGCAGAAGTTGATTCCGACGTAGTAATGCCATTAAAACTGTACCTGCCGTCAATAGTGCTCCTCGATGTCCACGTATTATAGGCACTAGTAGTTGTCGAATTTGCAGAATAATTTGAAGTAGTTGCGAACACATTACCTGGTAAAAAGCCAGAAAGATTCGCTTGCTTTGAATTACCTGTAGTACTTGACAGCACAATACTTTCCATTTTCATGTCGGCAGTTTGCATCATCAAGGTATTGACAAATACAGCATTAGGTCCAACGTTAAATAGCCCAACTGTAGCAAGTGCATCGTATGTGTTTGCATCGCCAATTTGCTTAAATCCATTATCAGCAAAGTTCATCTCAGAATATCCAGCATAGTTCACTGATCCGGCGCCAGGACAGGAAGAGTATTTAAGCATTGCGTCAAAGAACGTAAACGTGCAGTTATGACATTCATATATCTCTATTTCAACAGATCTTGCATTCGCTACGGTTGTTGGATTCCAGCTACTTAGCAGCCTAATTCCAAGCAAATGACCATAATTGCTGTTAAAGCCAGTGATTGTGCAACGGTATAGTTCATGATAATACGCCGGCCTGTACGAAGTGTTCGCAATTTGATTCCTTGAACTATAGGCAATCATTGTTGACTGTGTTCCGGATACAAACACTTCAGCTTCTGACTTTGAATCATTTCTTCCAGCGGCAACTACTTTTATCCTAAATTTTATATACCAATGCTCATAAAAATCATCTGGCATTATTTTGCCATAATAAAAAGTTGCATTGGCGAAATCATTTGCAGTTCCTATGACGCCTGTAAAAGTTTTAGAATCTATCGGAACAATATTCTCCTGCTTTACTGCTAAATCATATGACACATTATCCGGAAGGGTAATAGCGGAAATCCTTCCCATTTTGAACCCTCCTTAATGCTTACGCCCAAACATTTGGAGCATATATTGGAATGGCTGAGCCATATCGGAAAACTGATTGAACTGTTCCTGAGTCATCATTCCGGAGTTTAAAAGCTCCTGAACCTGCTGCTCTGGATCTCCCTGAAACTGAGATGCAAACAGATTAAACCGATTCATGAGATTCTGCATGTTTCCAAACGGTCCTGGCATCCAATTACATCGATTACCGAACTTATTAAAGAAAGGATTTCCCATAAGTCTCTACCTCCCGTTTTAATATTGCTTTCTCTCTTCTTTTTGCAACACGCTTGTTCGACTTTTTCATTTTGGCCCATCCTCTGTGATTGTTTGCCCAGCAAGCGTGTCTATGAGAGAACTCGGATTCTTCGTCGAAATACCTTTTAAGATAGTTCATCTGTTTCATTTCCCAAGAGCCTTCTCGATAAGAGCATTCACCATTGTTTCAAGATCGCTTGCCTTCACATACTCTGACAAATCTATTTCGGGAGCTTTAGGAGCTGCCTGAACTGGCATCTGATAGGAAACGGCTTCTCTTTTCACAAGATCGTAGGTTTCGATTGGAAGAGGTCTGCCAGAGTTATCAGTCGACTTCATATAGAGAACTGGAGCTTCAGAATCCATAAGAAGCACAGAATGTCCAGCACCGACAGGATAAGCTTTTGCGCCTGCTTCTCCCTGCACCCAGACGAAGCCCTGATTATTAGACTGTGGTTGCTGCATCTGAGGCATTTGACTCATAGCATTCGGCTGATTATACTGCTGAGCCTGGCGCCACTGATCTGCTGTTCCTGTATATGATTGACCCACCGTATACGGAGCAGGAACCGCTGTGTTATACATTTGTCCAGAATAACCATTTTGAAAGTTCCCATAGTTATACGCCATCGCTTATTCTCCTTTCATTTTTCTTTCACCCAGTAGTACGTTGGCACTTCATTCCCTGAATCCCATATATCGAAGTAATTGCCGTCGCGTACTGCAACGACATGACCGCCATCCGAACCGTATCCAACTATCACGAGCAAATACGTGCCAACAGGATTATCACGACAGAAGTCTTTCACGGTATAACAATTAGGGCAGGTATCCGGAATCATGAAGCGCTTGAAGCCTCTCCTTCTCAGATAGCCTGCCCATATATAGTTATACTCCGGCATGTCGTGTTCTTTTATACACTCTACCGCTATATGTGTAAATGTCGTATCCCAATCCTGATCTAAAACAAACGAAACTCCACGAATCACACAGTCCGTAGTTCGTTTCTTATCCGGATTTACGTTTAAGTAGACATACATTTTGAAATCTTAAATCAAAGTTTAAGAAGAAGACCGTCGATAACCGATCTCTGCTTAGTAAGAGCTGCTCTAAGACCGTCCCATGTCTTAGGTCCTACAATTCCATCAACTGTAAGTCCGTGAGCGTTCTGGAATGTACGAACCGCATTGTACGTTTTAGATCCGAACTGTCCATCAGCGGAAAGATTGTATCCAAGTGCGTCGAGAGTTGACTGAAGCAACCTCACCTCGTCTCCTGTACTGCCCATCTGTAACATAGCGTGCTCCTTTCTATTTGTTGCCGCTGGAACTTCAGGTACTGTTGCGGTTGGCTTTTCGGGTTCAGAAGGTGTAACAGGAGCGGCAGGTTCTGCGCTCGTACTATACTTAGGCCTTGCATACCCTCTGATCTGACCATTTCCAACAGACAGTGTTCTTCTTGCAACAGAGTCTTTATAGTTTCCTTCAATAGTGGTAATCTTATTGGCGTTAACAGCCTCAACGATACCAATGTGATCAGAGTATCCATCATTAGGCTGTGTTGTATCGTCCCAATTGAATACGATGATGTCTCCAGGCTTTGGCTTAATCGTGCCATCTTCGATCCAGATGCCGGCGTCTTTAAACTTCTTTACGTGCTCCTCAACACCGCATTCTGTTCCGCCAATCAGGTCGACTGCGTTAAGAGCGATGAAGAGTGCTGAAAGAAATGTATCGCACCACTGATCTGTATACTTTACTTTATATCCACGAGCAAGCGGCTTATAGCTGTTATAGAGGTCAATGATAAATTTATGTGAACCGTCTGATTCTTTTTTACCAATCCATGACCTTGCTTTATCCAGGATATCTTTTGCTGTTACTGCCATTTTGAAATCCTCCTTTGACTCGTCAGAAAAGTCGGTATAGAATACGTCCATATCAACAGGCGTGCTAATGCCTGGAACTTTCCCTTTCCACGAATACTGCCATCCGACGCCGTAAGAAGGACGAAGACGCTCCTGAAGTGTTCCATTGTCCTTATCTTCATACGGAACAGATGCAAGCCAGAACTCATACTTGTCTTTCGCATCTTCTGGGAGGTATGTCTTAACCCAGTGTTCAGTAGTATAAATAAGGAAGTGATAGCCTGCCGCTTCTATGACTTTCCTGAATTCTTCTATGATTTCGCTGAACGATTCTCGGGACAGTTTTTGCTGTTCTTCCCATTCAAGGTCAAGGGCTATAGGGAACTCAAGAGGTCTTCCGCTTAAAACTTTGATAACGTCTTCTGCTTCAATTCGACTCTCTTTTCCGGTCTTCGCATACGAAAACTTGTATCCACCTATTTTAATGCCGGCAGACTCGCAGCCTTCGTAGTTATGCTCAAAAGACTTATCAATGCCATATAGCTCAGTAACGCGAAGAATTGCAAAGTCGACTCCAGAAACTTTTGACCAGTCTGGCTTTCCGTTATATGACGAAACGTCAATACCGTAATATTCTTTCATTTTGAATTATCCTCACGAGACAGTAACGGTTCCTGCCGTGCCAGTAAATGTAGGCTGTGAAATTGTTCCCCTTGGTGTGCCTTCTACACTTATGTTAGCCGCCGTGCCAGTGAACGTAGCACTTACGCCACTAATATTACTAACACCTTCTGTTATAAGTCTAACTCCAGTACCAGTGAAAGTCGCCTCGGAAGGAACAGAAATGTTTCCTGTTACAAGTCTTGCTCCAGTTCCTGTGAATGTGGGAGCGGAAGCCTGATACGCTGCGTCACCTGTCTTAACAGTTACGTTAGAAGTAGAAATTGAAGCCCCAGTCGTATATCCAATCTGATACAGACTAAGTGTTTCGCCTGTTACGTTATAATATGTTAGATTATTTGATGGCGCCGTAGATCCAGGAGCTGCAACCGTCACTGTTTTTGTAACTGTAACAGAAGTTGGATTTTTAACAGTAGTAGTTGCACCAGCCGTTTTAACTGAAATAGTCGGAGCAGCAACGGATCCTTCTGGCGTATACGTAGCTGTCCCGCTTTCGGCTTTGGACACTGCAACTGTCCGATTGCTATTCTGAAGGCTTATCGTTCCGCGTGGCGTATACGTTGCGGTTCCAGTAGATTCTTCAACGCTTAGATTTTTTATCTGTCCGTCTACTGTCACATCAACCCTGCCAGATGGAGTATAATCACCAGTGAAACTGGTGTGACTATCCCCAGTAAAAGTTATCTCTGAAATGCTTCCAGCCGGGGTAAAACTGCCGCTCGCAGAATCCTTATACGCTAAATCTCCAAGAGATGACAAGTCGCCCATAAATGCCCAAGATGTTCCATCAAACAGATATTCTCCCTGGTTGTAGCGCACTAAGTTTCCTGCTACCGCTGTTACTGACTTGCTGTTAATTGTAATAGGATTCGTAGTAGCGCCATCTGTTAACGGAGTAGTCGTTGTGCCAATAAGCTTTACACCGCCGGCGAGTCCAGACTGTATGGTCTGAATGTCGTTTCTAGCCTGTTCGTCTTTTAAGTTATATGTAGTGCCAGACGGCAATGTAATCTTTGATATATCTGCCATTGTAAATATCCTCCTAATTACTAGTTATCCTTAGCACTTCGTCCTTAACTTCCGGAAGTACTCGACTCTTATTGTTCCAAAATTGTCTCTCTTCGACTGTTATATGACGCACCATATCGTTCACATGGTTGTCAAGTTGCCGTTTAACCTCGTCGTATGAAGACGCAAGAATCGGAAGATCTATTAAATAACTAGTTCCATCTCCGATTTTGAGTCCAGGTATATAGTGAACATTGCCATGTTCATCCTCAACTGTTTGAAAGTCATCATATATGTAAAACGTATCGCGGCTCGACACAAGATCTCTTTGAGAGTTCCAGTACTCCACAGTGCCATAAAGTATGCTCGCCGTAGAACTACCGCCGAGATTTATCCACCGAAGAGCGACCGGGTCCCATATGTAATTCGAATAACGTCCCATATATCAACCTCCCGCCACATGAACCACATAAACCACATGAGGATCGATATCTGTAGTGGGAAGTGCGTCGACATGCTCTACTCGAAGTGTCCAGAACGATCGGTCAAGAACTGCCTTTAATTCACCGTCTGAAGACAGCTGGCCTTTTAGACCTCCATTGCCGCTTGACAGCACACCTCGTAAACACTTATCGTTGGAAAGATTCCCCGTCATTGACATAGAAATCTCACCTCCTAATCAACTTCTTCAGTTATTTTGAAAGATCCTTTTGGAATTATCGTGTCTACTGTTCCATCAGCAAGAGTGATCTGGATATCATACACGTATTCGCTTGGCTGGTCGAGTGGCTTAGTGTCTTCGCTGTCCAGATGAAGCATAAGTGTGTCCAGAGGGATAATCTTGACGAACAAAGGTTCTGGATCACTGTATTTCTTTTTAATAGCGAATCTTATAACGTCACCGTCTACAGGAACATACTCAGATCCGTACTGGTCTATTATGGTTAACTTCGTATTTAGGGTGTCACCACGAGTGATGGTGATGACATTGTTTTTAACTGATACAGACATTCTTTCCTTTCACCTCCATCATCTCGGTCTCCTTGTTTCCCAGGTTCTATAGAACACGTCTCTGTCAAGCATAAGTCCAGATCGCTGAAAATTCGGAATCGTATTAACACCAGAATACTGCCAGCCAATGCCGTAACTAGGACGAAGTGATTCTTTCATAGATCCATCGTCGTAATTTTCATCTGGAAATGAAGCAATCCACAGGGGATACTTCGTTTTAACGTACTCCGGCAGAATATAGGTATACCAGTTTCTATTTGTATAGATTCCGAATTCGTACCCGGCACCTTCGATCACTTCTCTGAAGGCTTCAATCATTTGAGCCAATACGTCCTTGCTTAACCTCTCCTGAGCAGGATTCTCTGGATCCATCCAAACAGGGTGATTAAGTTCACAGTTATATTGTCTTAGTATCGCAACGGCTGCTTCTGCTTCATGCCTAATGTCAGCGGCATTAAGCCCATTCGTGAACACGTATGCTCCAACTCTATAATTCGCATTCTTAGCCCCAGTGTAGTTTTCTACGAATTTAAGATCTATCTGGTCATATAAATAGTGATAGTAAGGTGATCCAGATGTTTCGTTCCATCTAGTAACTCGAACTATTACGTCCTGAATATAGCCAACGCCTGCGCTCCAGTTTGAGATTTCGTTATGCTCCGAAACATCGATACCCTGGAATTCGCCGGTTCGAATTTGTTCCTCTGATTTTGAAGAACTGCTTGAAACATACTGCCCAGACGGAAGCCTGTTGTGAGCAAGTTTAGCAGTCAGCGTATCAGGATTCACTCCAAGTGTGTAAGACGACCTTGCAGGATTACAAAGATCTATTTCACTTGCCGTACAGAGATAATAGGAATCAACCTTATGCGGTTCAGATATGATGCGGACATACTCTCCAACTTTAAATGAGCTATCTTCGACATTAAGAAGTGATAAATCGAATGCTGAAATGTCAATAGTTGTGTTCTCTTTTATGTTATCGGAAAGAGTCTTTCTTGCTGCAGCTTCCAAGTCCGCTGCATTTTCTATGTCCGAAAAGTCCTCTTTCCTTACTATTCGTCCAAATAAAGAAATAGCATCTGCATCTTCTACGTAATCTGCCCCGTCAAGGTCAAGCATTAAATCGTCTTTCCCGACAGGAATAAGAACCGTATAGATTTCAGATGCGTCTATGCTTTCTGTAAAATCAATCAGGTTTTGACCGAAGACTATATCTTGCTTCCCATAGCCCTCATGTCCTTCTGCTACGTAATAGATATCGGATTCATCTATATACATGGATCCGCCTATCTCTATATTTTGAAGTAAATTTGTTTGTATGTAATCTAAAGTATTCTCATAAGAAGGATTAGGAAACTCAACGGAAGACGCAACGTATCTACCAGATCCCGATACGTCTGCTTCAAGAGCATCCCAAGTATTAGAGCCAACAACGCCGTCTGCTGTAAGACCCTTATTTGCCTGGTATGCTTTAACAGCAGATTCTGTAGCTGGTCCGAATATTCCATCGACTCCTACTGTGTACTCAAGTTTATTTAGATACTGCTGAAGAAGTGTAACCTCATCGCCGGTATCCCAGATCTGAAGAGTACTGTGTGTGCTTGAAGCGTTTACTTCTGATGAGCTGCTGTCGAACCCAATGACATGCGCATTCAGTTGCTTCGCTTCTTCAACCTGAGAATTGTGAACTCTAATAAGTTCCAGAAACATCTCGGGAGGCTTTCTTATGATCTTCTCATCAGACTCAAGATTAGGAACCGGCCTTACGATTGAATCACAAAGGACGCTCATCCAGCCTTCACAGTTATAGGTGATTCGTCCTATAAAGTCTCTTGATGTGTCTAAGATTCTGCCCTTCCATATGAGGTTATCGTGGCGAACGAAGTCTTTATAGACACGGATGATAGTCTTAAGCTTCTTAAGTTTCCCAGACCTGAGAGCATAATTAGTTGGTGGAAGAGTTAGAGACAGTGACCCAGATTTACTTATTTCAAGAGAAAGCCCTGCTGTGATAGCGAGGAACTGCTTGTCGTCTGATCCAGAAGCATGTATAACTGTTCCTTCATATGTAACTATACCTGTTCCGTTATCGATGACAGTATCATCAGCCGTTATAACATACATTAGAGTCTTCCTCCTCTATAGTCCACGGATACTGTATATGTCGATCCAGGAGCAGCAATGACAATAAACGTTGCTTCTTCGTTTCTGAACTTTATGTCATAGAAACTGTATTCGTGAGTCTGATTATCGCCTGGATCTGGCAGGACATAGTGTTCTGATATTTTGACATCGCCTTTATACTTCGCTACCTGAAGAAAGCCGCTTCCGCTTGTACGTCTTGCTATAACCCTTGGAACAATCGGCATGCCCTTCGCTGAGATTGGAATATTGATGCCGTTCGTATCACCACCAGAAATAGCGATGTTCTTAAGTGGACCAGTTGTCACAGTTCCGGATGATCTGCTAACGTATCTGGTTCTTATAACACCATCTATAAACGAGAACGGATCCCATAGCCAATCTTCAAGACTGCTGAAGAGCTCATATTTAAAAGGTTCAACGTTGTAATCAAGAGTTATTTTGGACCAGTTCTTTTCGGATCTCCACTGATTGACAGTCATCCTTCCAGTGTAATAGTAATCTGGTTCATCCTCTAATATAATCTTCATCTTCTGTCCGTGAAGATAATCCATAGCATCTGAATACCTGTTATACCATTCGCCGTAATCGTTCATGACATAGAACTCAACGGAGCCACTTCTATTTTGAAAGGTTGGATAACCGTCCTGATAAGTAGATGACTCTATCTCCCCGGTGGCAGAATAAAGAGGTGTCGCCCAAAGTATAGTAGAAGCATCAATAGATCCGTTAGCACCTGGAATATCGATATACTCTGATTTAAACTGAGGAACTGCAATAAGAGGTCTTGAGGAAGGAATAAGATGCCAATCGTCCCAGGTATTAATGCCATTCATAGCTTTCATGATGGTATCAACGGACTGGTCTTCCCAGACATGGTAGCCGTTTCTTGAAATTATTTCTTTCACTATCGGCTGATCGTCAGGAATGATCTGTAGTGAATGATACATGAGCTTTATTCCTTCCTTTCATTAGACTTCTTTTGCATTAATTCGAATCTTAATAGATTCATATAAAAAGAAGAGGCAGACATTATGCCCACCTCTCCTTCATTCTTTGCATGCCTCCGAGTTGCTTGTCCATGCCTCCGCTGATTGATCCAACCAGTGTGCCGGAGTCAAGAACCATCTGCATGTTGCCTATTGTTTCACCAAGATATCTGATGTCCTCTCTGATTCCTTGGATCGCTGACTGTGTGCCCATCTGTGCTGCTGTCTGAGCATTGTAAGCTGTAGTTCCCGGGAACATGTTTCTTGCATAGGCAAGCGAATTAGCACCAAACGAGTAGCCACGTCCGAGCATTCCGTTTATTCCATTGACTCCATTTTGAATCATAGAAAGATCCATAACAGGAGTGATGGTCGGCTGAGTGTCAACAGCTTCGTTTATAGCCATATTAACCAGGCTATAAAGTCCTACTAAGCTGTTGAAGAGCTGCTGTTTTGTATTATCGGATTCTGTGGTTACTGAATCAGACATGGTGCGAAGCATTGAAGTTGCCGCATCAGTTGCAGATCTATTAGCAAACTGAGCGCCTTCATCAATGCCCATCTGAAGGCCTTCCATGATAGACAGGCCAAGCCTTAAGGTTCTCTTCGATGGAGAGTTTACTTCAGCTACTTGATTCATGCCGTTAAGCAAAGTGTCGGTCTTGTCTCGTACACTTCTCGTAATGGTATCGAACTTATCATTGATACCCTTTTCAAAGCCCTGCATGATGTAATCGCCGGTGTCTCTAAAGGAATTCTGGAAATTCTTCGCTGTACGAATCATTGCGTTAAGCACAACGGACATAGCTATTGTAAATCTCCATTTTGAATTCTGAATAGCATGCTGCATGACCGTCATAAGTGCTTCCATTTCTTCGCCGTATGACGTTTCCATGGCCTTGATATCTTCAAGCATGTCCGTTATAACTACAGTTCCAAATAAGTTTGACAAATAGTTTTCAACTTTGTCTGTATTTGGAAGCTCGCTAGTTCCGAACCAATCTAGCATAGCCTGAACAACTCTAGATCCAAGTTGCTTTCCCTGCTCCTTTTCAGCGTCAGTAATTGAATCGGACGAAAAGATCCTAGATAGAATTCCATTTACATTGTTAGAAGTACTATCTCCGTTGCCTCCGGCTGCTTCGTCGAATCCCTGCACTACAAGATCAAACAGACCTCTACCGACTGCTTTAAGTGGCTCTGAAAAGTTTGCATCTGCAAATAATCTTGCCGAAGTCTGGAACATGCTAGTGATTCCGGTATTGACTGCATCTAACTGTTCTGCGGTGTAGCCGGCACTACTGTTTATAGCGAAGTCAGAGATGTCCTTTATCATGGTGAATATCTCTTTTATGTTCGCAATCGTTAGCTGTACCGCAGAGACATCAGCGCCATACTTTTTAAGGGTTTCAATAAGGGTTCCAACGCCTTCGCCAACGGTGGTGACAAGATTTGCTATGCCATCTTCGCCAAGCCAAAAAGTTGCGATAGAGCCTTTCCAGCCACTCCATGCGGAATCAGCGAATGCCGATATGATGGTCTTCATAGCATTAACTCTGTTTATCGCCATAAAGCCCATTGGCATCGTTTTAAGCTTATCATAGAACTCATCGTACTTATCTAAGAATCCGCCAAGCTTTCCAAGAATTTCGGTAAGACCCGTCTCTCCAGTAGCTGCTTTAACTTTTATAAGATCGTTTCCTTCGACAAGCTTTTTGGCTTCACTTGTAACGCTCGTGAATGCGCCAATGATGAGTCCCATCTGAGTAATTTTATCGATATTACCAGAGTCAGCAACCGCTTCCTCAAGCTTCGGATAGAAGTCGATGTACGCTACCAAGAAGGCTTTAAGCTTATCGATCATTTCTTCAAGACCGGTCTTATTCGTAGTTCCATCAACGGTTATGAGGTCATTGTTTTCTGTTACCTTTTTGGCATCATCAGACATACCAGCAAATGAACCAAGGATCTTGCCCATCTGCTCTATCTTTTCTTGGTTGCTTGGATCTGCAGTTGCCTGAGCAAGCCATGGATAGAACGTAACATACGCTTCAAGGAAGTCTCTAAGCTTCTCTACAAGCTGTGTAGCCCCGGTCTTTCCGTCATCTGTAATAAAGCTAAATGCCTCATTTGCATTTTCCGCTCCTGCGCCAGACCAACCAGCATCACTAAAGGCGTCTATCGTTGCAACAACGCTGTTTATCTTATCGACATCTGTCTGGCCGACTGTGACATCGCCATATACATTTTGAAATTCAATGTATGCTCGTAAGAACTCCGTAAGCTTAGTCATGATACCGGTAGCACCGACAGAGCCATTGTCACCGGGCAGAATCTCCATAATCCAGTTAAAAAGCCCAGACAAACTAGCAGGAAGAGCGACGCCGTTCAGTGCCCACATGACATCGCTGATTCCTTCTATTTTTTCAGTTGCACTACGACTAGTGTCAACGTGCGATAGCTTTCGAGAGAATATCTGATAGCCCTGAATGAACGTTCCGATCTTATCAAGTATTAAAAGTATATTGCTGTTCTCATCTGTTCCGTCAATGGCGCCCAAGACGTTACCAACAATGGAGCTCACGATAGAAGTAAGACCGAGTCTGCTGATTTCAAGCAGCACATCCTGAACTTTGTTAAATTGCCCGCTGCTTGCTGTTGGGTTAAAAGCAGCAAGCCTCCCATCGAAAAACTCGTATTCATCCATGAAACGCTCTAGCCAGGTCATTAACCCCATTATGCCAGTGCCTTCATCCCAGCTTTTCATGTCTAAGAAGTTCCCAAGAATTTGGTCAACGATTCCTGCAAGGCCAGCCGCACCCATAGCAAGAAGCACTTGCACAAGTTTATTAACCATGTCTGGACCGTTTTCTGGAATCTTATCAGTTTCCGTAACAAAAGACGAGATCTTGTCAACAAAATCTCCGAGCTTCTCTACTGCGCCAGTAATTCCACCATCGCCAAGAACAAGTCCAAGAATAGGAGCTAGTAGTCCTTTTAATAAATGACCGCCAATTGCACCAATGAATTCAGCGATCTCTAGTATCAGCTTCTTGCCTTCGCCAACCCAGTACTCTATTACCTCTTTCACTTCAGGTGGAACAAATTCATCGTATGCCGATTTTAACGCACCAAGAACAGTAACAAGTGCTGCGCCAAACGCCATCCATTCCACTGTCTCGAGCATATGAGTGAAGGTGTTCATCTGTGAACTCACAAATCCGCCACCGCCACTAGTATCTGGTAGCTGGGCAACGGCAAAGATTATTGCAGCTAGTGCCACCATTACTTCCGATATTGTGTCTGCTATTTCTTTTAGTCTTTTTGAATCAGATCCGAATTTGTCAAGAAGAAGAATGCCACCAACTACCGAGCCTACAGCAACTAGCATAGGCAGTGCAGAAGCAAGTATCGATTTCCATTTGTCACTAGGCCCTTTTGTCATAGAGCCAACAGCTCGAATAAGAAGAGCCATGACACCCATTACTGCAGATATAGCAAGCGTAGCATTTCTTAAACTATCGCCATCCATGTCTCCAAGGATTTTGAGAGAAGCAACAATCGCCCCGAATACAGCCACAAGGGCGAGTATAGGTCCAGCCTTTACGTCCTTCATTCCTGGCATCTGCTTTAAAAGCTTCTTAAGAACATGAACTATAGTTAATATAGCGGCTCCTGCTTTCACAAGCTTCTTGGTTTTCATGTTTCCGAGAACGACCATGCTGCCAGTAAGTACCATGATAGCAAAAGAAAGTGCAACAATCGGCCCTGCCTTAGCATTCTTCATAGAGGCCATTTTCTTTATGACACTGCCAAGCATTTCAGTTATGATTACGACGCCAAGAAGTCCTTTAACAAGTGCGCCGAATTTCATCTTCCCAAAAGTCTCAACCATGCCGACCATTTGCTTAAGTACGGCGATTGTGGCTATCATAAGTACTATCTTTTTGAACACACTGCCCTTTATTTCCATATTGGCTATTGGTTTAAGAGCTTCGGTAAGTTCAAGTATGATGATATACAGGAATCCTACGCCTTTTAGACCGCTCCATAGGCTTAGCTTTCCTAATTTCTTCACGACTCCTGCTAATAGATTCAATGCGATGCCAAGTAGTATAGCAAGGACTCCGACTTTAGCCTTTAAGCCGCCTCCAGTCATTTTATCTATAGAGCCAAGAGCTTTCACAAGACCGAACAATATCAGACCAGTGAAGATAACGCCTTTAACGCCTTTTTGCCATGGAATAAGAGCCAGCGCTACTACAACTGCGCCTATCATCGTGACAGCCATGCCAATAGCAGCAATTGTTGCAGCTTTACCGATTGATTTTAAGAAGTCTTTTACAATGCCCTTATACTGCTTAAGGACTTCTGCCATCTTGTCGCCGCCCTTTGCCGCAAGCTTAGAGTCTTTACCTGTGAAGACTTTGCCCATGACGTACATAAGAACGCCAACAGCGCCAATAAGCAAGATCATCAATAATACTGCGGTACGAGCGTTATCTGTCTGCCAATCTACTTTCGTAAGTTCAGCAACAACGAACGCCAAGATTCCGATCGCAGCAACGAGTACCAGAAGAGCTTTAGCATTTCTAAGTCTTGCTTCTCCTTTAAGAGCTTTAGCGAAACTATTTTCTATTGACACAAAGCCGTCTGTGACTTTTTTCACTGACAGCTTAGCTTCATCTATAACTTTAGAAATCGAGACTGGTATTTTTGCGATACCTTTAGGAATCTCAGCAGCAGAGTCAAGTATTTTTTTTACACTTTTACCGATTCCTTTGAAGCTCTTAAGAATCTTGTTTATATTCTTACCGCCCTTTTTGACTTGCTTAAGAATACCGCTGAAATTCCATAAAGCGCCAAGTGCACCTGCACCACCTTGAATTGCCTTAAAAGCGATAAACTTTTGAAGAAGTGACATTATTGTATCAGGCACATCCTCAATAGTTTTAGGAAGATCATCCTTTAAAGGGGCTAAGAACTCGCCAACTCTTTCGGCAATGGGCATGATCTGAGTCTTAAGATTCTCAAAGAACTCCTTGATCGGAGTCATCGCGTTATTAAAGCCCTCAGTGGCAGCGTTAAATGTATCGGCAACAGTATTAAGTGCCGCTTGACCTTCTTCTCCGTTGTAAGCCACATCATACAGAGTATCTGTAACCTCTTCCATCGGATCGGCAGATACAGTTACGCCAAAGATGCTACCGGCTATTGTCTCAAAGAAGAGCTTTATTGCTTCGCCGATTGTACCAAGAATTCCACCAATAGAGCCAGACAAATCGGTGAGTGTCCCAATATTATCTATAAAGTGCTCTTTTAGTGCGTTGAATCCTTCTAATGCTCCGCTTAGTATATCGGCAAACGAAGTTCCTAATAAATTCCCGTCAAAGAAAGCTTTTAGATCTTCTACTTTGCTTAAAGCTCCTTCTATTAGGTCACTGATGAATGACTTCTCGCCGTCTTCACCTGCTTCTACTGATTTGCCTGTGAATGTCTCAATAATCTCTTTAATTAGATTCCTGATATCGGTTAACCTTGCCTGAGCCCAAGCGAAAGGATCCTCTGTAAAAGAACTGAAATTATTTTGAAATGCCTCTTTTAAGCCATTGAAGTCTATTGGAATATTACTAAAGAGATCAAATACGCCATCTTTTAAACTTCCGATATGATCTCTAACCCAAGTTATAGCATTACTAATCCCATCTGCTATAGCATCAGCATCAAACGATGGAAGCTCAATGTTCTTCTCACTGAGCCAATCAAAGAATCCTGATGTCTTTTCGTATATGAAGTTCCAAGCGTTTCCAACCGCGTCTTTTACTGTATTAAAGCCAGCAGTCAATACTGCATATCCTTCGGTCTTCTTAAAGGCATCCCACACTTTAAAGGCTTGATCTTTAACTTGTCCAAGAACACCAAAAACTTTACTGCCAATGGTAGTAATTCCCTTAAAAGTTAATTTTCCTACCTTTCCAAGCTCTTTAAAGCCAAAGACGACTTTCCCAAGTACAAAATTTGTTGCATTTTGAATCTTAGAGTAAGCACCGGATTCTTCGAGTATGGTTCTAAAGTTACTTACCCAAGTTCCTAAACTAGATGTGCCATTTAAGAAGCCGTCTCTAATTGTTCCAAATAAATCAGTGAGAGGCTCTATAGCGCCTTTAGCCACAGACAATATAACATTACCGACAATTAGAAACGCATCTTTAAGTCCACTAAGAGCCTTGGCACGCTTCTCTGTTCTATCTTGAGAGTCAGCAAGTTGCTTGAAGGAATTCATAACACCTTTGTGAACTTCCTCTACGCGTTCCATGGTGTCCATTTGATCCCACTGAGCGTCTGTTTCTTCTTTTGTTGCTTCAGTAGCCTCCTTTGTAGTCTCAGTGGATTCCTTCATCGCCACATCGTATCGGAACGTGCTGCCTTTAAGCTCATTTACTTTGTTCTGAACAAGTTCATAGCATTCTCCCATGGCCTCAAGAGTAGCTCGTCGTTCTTCTCCGTTTCCGAAGTCTCCTCTAATTGCCCGATTTGCTAATTCAAGAATGTGCTCTTCAGAATATGCCATCTGTTCAACGGCATCAGCAGTAGAAGTGGCAGACTCCTCTTCTTTCTTAGCAAGCCACGGAATTGAATCCATCCAACCACTGAAGGCATCCATAAGGTCGCTGATCGTATCAAGCACTTGCCCACCGTAGTCTATTATCCCTTTGAATGACTCCACTGGTATAGAGCTTATAAATCTAGAGATAATGTCAGAGCCTTTACCGACTACAGTTGCGAACTTGTCAACGAACTGATCATCAACCTCGTCCGTTGTACTGCCTAACAGATTCTTAAATGCCTTTAGCTGAAGTCTGGTGGCATTAAATATCTGTGTTCCAGCTTTTCTTATTGGGAAGAAGAACTCTGCACCTATTCTATTAAGAGCAGCTTTCATGTTGTCAAGTGAGCCCTCAAAGGTTTCATTAGACTTCGTAGCCTGTTCTCCATAAGCCTCGTCCATGGCCTTAGAAAACCGGTCAAAGCTTATTTCGCCCTTGGTGGCCATCTTGGCAACTTCTTCTTGAGTTACACCAAAAGTGTCAGCAAGAACTTTCTTTGCATTAAGTCCCTGCCAAGCTAAACGGTTCAATGCATCTGTCGTAACTTTACCAGCGGCGGCAGAGTCAATGAACACGTCAGAAATCATATCATAGTTCGCACCAGTTATAGCCGCAACACCGGACAAAGCCCTCATCGCAACGCCCAGTTCGTCAACATTGTTTGGATCCCAGACGTCACTCATTTTGACACCGGCTGCAACTAACTGTGCCGCTGCATTAGCTGCCTGGTCAAACCCATATGCAGTATCAGTTACACCATAGTCGACTCGTTGCGAAACTTTGTCCCATTCCTGTCCAAGGCCTTCTATTTTGAATTTAGCTTGGTCAATCTTAGTTGCTCTTTGTCTACCTCCGGATAACGTTTGATTTATGCCGGCGTTTACAATGCCAATCGCCTTGCTTAAAGGGTTTAGATTGTGCAATGTTTTTATAGCAAAATCAGCAACTCTATCGGTAAGATTTCCGATGATCTTCTCGCCGACAACGCCAAGGAAGCTAGCTCTTTTGGCGATTATTTCCACATTATCAGCAAGCCTTGAGAAGTCGACGGAGTTCAGAGAGTTCTGAAGATTGTCAATACTTTCGGCCGCTCCACTAAACTTAAAAGCTTCGTCCAGTTTTTCAAGGGTTTGTATAGCAGATTTCGCGCCCTTTTGAAGATCAGAGTCATCGAGTCCTAGATATAGCTGTCGCTCTTCGTAGTTACTCATCAGAAATCACCTCCATCCAAGCTTCGTCTGCCATCTTTTCGAAAACCGGCTGTATAGCAGGATTTATAAAATCTCTTCCTGATACCCATCCGCCATTTCTTGTTCCATGCCCATTCTGTAATAGCGGCACAATGTACACGCCATGATTATTGTTCGAATTCAAGTACTCAACTTTAAGAGTGTTTTTACTTACAATTACTTCGTAACTCCAAGACTCGGCAGTTTTGCCAGTGTCTCTTGGCGTTGCTAAAGAAAGTGCATCTACTCCTACTTTGCCGTACTTCTCAGCGACTCGTTTAACTTTTTCGTTCGTAACACCAGCCTTTCTAAGAAACGACTTTGTCTTATCAAAGCTTCCTTTACTAGAAATTTTAACAAGAGACATGATTACCTCCCTCGTTTTGCTCGCCGCTGTTCGTTTATCGCTCTTTGATACATTGCTGCTTCAGAACGAGACATTTTCTGCTCTCCTCCACTCTTTATAGCAAAGACACGTATCAATGCTATAAGCCTGTTCAAATGCCACCGTTCAAGCTCAATCGGTATACCGAATGATATCATCTGGTAATAAATGATTTCGCTCGTCACTACTTCTCGATGCGTCTGCTTACGAAGATCGTGAAACGTTGTGGCAGTCATTGGATCAGCAATGTATTCATCTATTTCTTTTATATGATCAGCTGTAAGGAAGTTATATACCAGTTCATTCACTGGATTAAGCGTCATGCAACGTATGTAGTCTATAAACTCTTCATACGTTCTCGGCTCTTCTGAAATGAACGGCTTCTTCCATTTTTGTTCCCATTTTGAAATCGAGATTAAAGAATGCTCAAGAGTAAGCGTTTGCTCTTTCATGCTTATAAATCGCTCGTTCTCAGCATCCCACAAGTCGTCTCTAGCAGGAATAACTATCTTCTTGGGCATTCTTTTGTCTCCTGTAATCTATTTAAAACTCAGTAGCGAGGGCAGCCTTAGCCTCTTCGATCTTCGGATTATCCTCAAGAATCTTCTGAATGGTTCCGATCGGTGCACTAATGGTGCCTTCCATAAACTTAGTAATAAAGTCATCGTCATTGTCAAGGAACTTAAGAAACAGTTCAGAGTATGCATCTGTTGCTGCAAACTCGTCAGAGAGTTCCTTCGACTTATAAAATTTGCCGTCCGGGGTTCTCTTGCCGTACGACTTAAGAATAATTGTTCTGAATACTGTAACAACATCAGCCGGCTCAGGATTGCCACTTAAGGTATCCAAAAAGCCATCAATTCCGCCGGGAAGGGACATATGAATTTCTGCTATTTCACCTTTTGTAAGATTGAAATAGAAATCCTTTTCTCGTTCTTTCCCATCGAATCCCATATATTTCAAAGGCAATTTAAACATATGCTTCTCCTTTCATGCATAAAAAAAGACCTTCAAGATTCCTCTTGAAAGTCTATAGTATAAAACTATTCTAATTATTGTTGCCTACACTTGAACCTAAAATAAGTATAATTATTCCGAAAAGAAGAACTAACGGACCTATATAAAATAAACTGCTGGAAGCAGCATGTCCGACGCCAATTATTAGGATTCCAACAAAGATCGTAACTATTCCTATAGCACCGACTATAGTTTTCATTTTTTGCTTGCTTCTTTCTTGCTCGGCTTCTATTTCCTGTTGCCTTGCTTTTACTTCAGCTTCTTTGATCCTAGCTTCGTCTCGGATGACCTTGGCCGTTATTGTGGTTCGCGTAGTTGATCCATCATCAAGTAGCAATTTAGTTCCACAATATTGGCAGAAACACGTCTTTCGTCCTTCTTCAATGTCGAAGCCTGCCCCACACTTAGGACATTCTACAGGTATAATTTTCATAGTAACCACCTCGCTTAAATGCTTGAATACAGTTATTTTGAAATTATACCATAAAAAGAGGCCACTCGTAAAGAGCAGCCCCTTTAAAAATTAGATCATTACTCGAACATCTGGGCAATAGCGTCCGGAAGCATGATTGCAGACTCAGCGCTTGAAGATCCGTACAGAACCTCTTTAAACGCAGTAAGTTTGGTCGGATCAACTAGAGTAGAGTCGATGATAAGGTGAGCAGTAGGCTTATGATTCTTGACATTAACCGGTGTGGTCGTAATTTCCCAAGACAAAGTGATAGCATCCGGGCTATCGTTGATTGTCTGGTATGCTCTTTCAGAAGGAGAAGCGGTAGCTCCGTAGATGATATGAATCTTATAGCCGTAATCAGTTCCGTTAACATCGTTGCCAATGGTAGTAACATAAGAGAAAGCAAAGCTCTTACGGCCCTGCTGATTGATGATAACACCGTCAGCGATAGATGCAGAACCATCGCACTGATAGAATTCCGGCGGGCACTGATACGCTTCGATTGTAGCTCCGAATTCCTCTGCAGAACGAAGGGAAGCATACTTAATGTCATCAGCCCAAAGAGCTGTCTCTTCTGCACCGGAGTTACTTTCAGTCACAGCAGTAAGGCCGTTCCATGCAACTCCAGCAGCGTAGCCATTCGGCTGAGTGGGATCGGCTACAAACAGAACGCCATTTTTAGTACCAGTTTCGAACTTTTTATTTCCTGTATCATCCCATACTAATGCAGCCATATTAGGTTATCCTCCTTAATAATAAATAGAAAACACATAGTGATTTAAGTTATCTGATGTGAAGAACCTATCCTCTTTGCACATTGGAAGCATGGCGATTTTGTCCGGAATAGGAGTATCCGGATCTGGATCTATAACCGTTATCGTATAAGCTTTTTCATATCTGTACGGTAAGTTATCAGCATAGATCGTATCGCCAGTCTTCCGTTTATAAATTATACAAGGATAGGTAAGCTGGTACCCGTTAGGAGGCTGAAAGTACACATTGTCGCAGAAAGTATGAAGAAGCTCACTCAGCCCCTGTCTTGGTCTGCTCATTGTAGACACCTCCTAAATCGAGTATCAGTCTTGGGTACGCCACTTCTACATTGGTAACTTTCCATTTTGTTCCCATGTATGTGGCGTACCTTATAGAATGAAAGTTCTGGTAAGCGTACGGATCCGCCAGAATGGAAAGTTTGTTATTGATAACAAGATCATCATTTAAGTGGTCATCACCGACCCAGCGTCTTGTATTCTTAAGCACATCCCCAATTGCCTCTCGTTCAACAATCTCTTCCTGCCAAACGTCGAGAGCAGTCTCCTGCATTTCTGCATATCCAACGAATCCGTAATACTTAGCCATGACTAACTTCACTCCATTTTGAAAGTATCAATTATTCTACAGGTGCATGAAGAACCAGTGCAGAGTACGGCTTCGTAAGAGCACCAGACAGTCTGGTTTCAATCAGGTATTTCTCCTGGTTGTAGTCGATATCGAAGTCGTCAAACGCAGTGATCTGGCCGCCTCTGTCAGTACCAACGGAGTAGTCGTTAAGGTTTACGATTACACCGTACAGGATCTGATTCGTGGTAGTGCTGGAGCTTCCGGAAGTAGTAGTGATCGGAACAGTAGCATTTTCCATAACCGGAACAGTGACAATCTTGCGAACACGAAGTGCGGTAGCAAGAGCATCAGCTGTCGGATACATATAGTGACCAATGCCGTCTTTGATAAGCAGCATATCGGTGAGCATGTCTTCAGTTGTGTAAAGAACAGGGTTGCCGGATCCTTTGTAGTTCTTACGAGCTCTGATTGCGGCTTCGATGAAGCTCTCAGCAACAGTGCTGCCAGTAGCGACAGTAACCGGAACTTTGACAGAATACAGTTCAGAGTCAGTAGCGATCGGACGAATGTGAGTTTCAGAAATCTTGTCCGGAGAGGACGAGTTTCTACCATCGCCAAGTACGATTGCACGAGCGATCTCTTCGTTCAGCATTTCTTTCATCTCGGCACGAATCCATGCCACTACATCAAAGCCGGTGATGTCGATGATGTCGTCACGATCCATCTTCTGTTTCTTGTAGATCGTCTGCGGATCAGTGGTTCTCTTAATAAGCGTGAAGAATTCTTCTTTCTTAATATTGCCTTTAATGTATCCCAGTGCACGTGCTTCTTCAGCTGTGATATCAGCGTGCAGGGATTTGATCCTGGTGAACGGCAGGTGCTTTACAGATGCCATTACATCAGCAACCCAGCTGGTGTCGCGCTTAATAAAATCGGGTGTTTCAGAAATTGCTTTGTAATCCGGGAACAGCATACCTGCTTCATACATACCATATTTGTCTCCAGACACAGGAGCTACACCACGGCTGATGCCATAGCTATCCGGACCGGAAACAGAGTGAGCAAGTACTCCGCCATCTTCCATAGCAGCGTGCATAGCTTCACGGAAAGATCCCATTCTCTTGGCATCTCTCATGATGTCGTCGAAATCTGCCTGGGTGAGTACGTTGTTAGGTTCTTCATTTTCGAAAGCGTTGTGCTTCATGGTTCCTTTTCCTCCATCTTCATCGTCATCATCTTCGTCCTCATCGTCATCCTGGGCTTTTGTTGCTCTCTTGGAATCGTTTGCGGACATAGCAGCATAGATCGCATAAACAGCTTCTTTCTGTTCATCGGTTAATGTGTTAAAGATCTCTTCAATCGTCCGCTCTTTTCTCGGCGATTTTGAAGTTTCTTCCTCTTTGTCGTCTGCATGATACAGCTCTTCGTTCATGACCTCGTCCTCCTGCCCTTTTTCTTCCTCTTTCGTATGAGGTTCAAACTCAATGTCCCCGTGTTTCAGTTCAGTGTACTCATCGCCGATAAGGTACGCATACACTTCACCGTCAGACCCATCGTCGGCATGCGAAAGAGAAAAGTCGATGATCGCTCCAGGATTCGCCCCGGCAAGCACAAGACTCACCTCACGGATGACACCGTGGAGAACGTCTCCGGCTTTCTGTTTCAGCTGATTTGCCCAAATAGAAAGACCCTTGATATCTTCATTCTCAAGGATCTTTTTACAGGCCCGACCTTTTTCGGAGTCATTAAGTTTGCCATACATAAAAACACCGTCAGGACGATTCTCAAGTAGAGCATGGCCAATTACCATCTCAGGATCGTCATGGCGGTGATTCCAGATAAGAGGAACAGTTAGGCCGTCACAGCCTTTAAATGCATCACGGCGAATTGTTCTGCCGTCTGCGCATAAAAGATCGTTCTTTGTGGCGTATCCACAAAAATCGTAACGTTCTGCTCCCATATTAAGTTGTCCTTTCCGCATTCTCAGCCGGTTCTGTTGCTTCGGCATTACCGACATTTTGAATATCTGCTTCAGATTGATTAGTGACTGGAGCTTGACCGCCACCTTCGTCAATCTTATTAATCTGTTTGTTGATAAGTTCGTTAGCTCTTTGTGTGTTAACTGGTTTAAGTCCAACTTTTGCCCTGATTTCATTAGAGGACATAATCTCGTTGGAAATAAATGTCTGCGCTATCTGAGCTATGTCTGTAACTGATACGAGCTTGAAAGGGTCTCGTATGTACATAATTGCCTGATGCTGAGTTCTTGCTGTAGGCGTGAGGAACTTCCTCTCCATTTCTTCAGCAATAGCAGAGAGAATTGGCTCGACTGTCCTATTGTAATAGTTCGTCATAGTCTTCTCATCAGCCGTCCCATCAAAGATCGCCTGTGTGAGTCCTAGCTGGTTGAATAACATAGCCGTTAGGTCTTGTGCTTCCTTCCAAAGGTTATTCTCAACCGGACGATTAAGCTGGGTTATATGCTCTGCAGCATCAATGTACGCAATGCCATACTTTGAACCTACAAGTTGCATCTCTATCTGCTTTCTTCTTCCCTCTGCCTGCTGCTGTTTAAGCGGAGACTTAAGAGAATAAGGAAGCTGAATAATTAAATCCATTTTTCCAGAAGCGTTCTGATCGTTTAGAACGTCTAAATTTCTAAGCGTTCTTACAAGCCTCTGGAGTGTTGAGTTTGGAGCATTCATGACGGAATAGAACGGATTCTCGATAATAGCTGTTGACCATTTTGGAACAACAAGCTCTTCCTTCTGTCCTGTTCTCTCGTTAAATGCTTTAACCCTCACATGATACGGGTACCACTCAACTATCTGTCCTACTCTAATAGATTCGATAGTGAATGTCCCGTCAGATGGATTCTTATCTGTATCAATAGGAACTGCAGCAATCACACCTTCGTCGAAAAGTGACTGTACAAGATCCTGAATGAATGCCCTGCCAGTTTGATCTATGTTGGCAGATACGGAAAAGATCTGATTCAGCTGTGAAGGCATATCTTCCTTGTAGTTACCTTCTTCATCTTTTCGTACATGCCTTAGATCAACCTGAGCTACGTCTACAGCAATACGATTCTTTATCATGTCTATAATAGAGCCATCGTTTGCTATAAACGTCGTTCTTCTGTCTGGTCTATAAGAAGACCCATAGAAGTAGTTTGGCATCTCAGTCGGGTCTCTGGATGTGAATGCGTTCCAGGCGTTTCTTAGCCTTTCAGTAAATGTATTTGGCATTTTGAAATCTCCAATTAATCAAACAGATCCTTGTTTACCTTATAAGCAACGAAAGCGTCCATAAGAGCAGCAACGTTATCGATCTTCTGATCTGCTCTCTTCTTATATAGCTTTCTGTTGCCATTAGTGTCTTCAAGAGTTATACAGTTGCCCATACAGAACTTCATAAGCTCCTCATCGAATAAAAGGCATCTGTCTGCCGCAAGTTTCTTAAGTTCGCCAAGAGGAACTGATTCGGTCTTAGCACCCTGTATAACTTTCTCAACACCAAAAGGACCGTTCTCAGACTCCCATCTCTGCACGAATTCACGAGCGTTGTATGGGTCAAAGCCTAAGCATCTTGTGTCGTATTGCATCTTTAAGATATGAGCATCAAGATCCTCGTAGACTTCATTCATGTCAAGAACGGTACCTTCTAGGATTACAAGACTGCCTTCTTCTATGAACTTGTCGTATTCGTGTTTCATAGCCGGAGGCAGTTTCATAAGTGTATTGCTTGTTATATAGCTTCTTGTCTTGATTCCAAACTTTTCATAAGGAAGCGGAAACAAGAAAGTAAAAGCGCAGAAGTCGTCGCCTCGTGAAAGGTCTGCTCCTACGCTACACGGCAATTGCCAATAATCTCTTTTTCTGTGAGGAAGGGTTTCCTCATAAGTGAAGAAGTATGTGAAGCCTTCTGACGGAATGCCAAATCTCTTCGCTAAGATGTCGTTTTTAGTCGCAGGTTCATGCTGCATTCTTTCGACATCCTGCTCATAAGCTTCCATTGAAACGGTCTTGCCTATATTCGGATTTGCTTTAAGCCACAGATCTCTGTTTCTTACATTTACTTCTTTTACGTCATCAAGCTTATACCACCAGATAGATACGTGAGGATTCGGATATTCTCCTTTTAGAATGTCCGTAAGCTCCATTTTAATCGTATCGCCAGGGCCGTTTCTTACTGTTCCTTCAGAGCTAACTGCAAGTATAAGATAATCAGGAAGCTTTGAGCATCCCTGCTCAAGAGCACCTATAACGTCTTCTCGTATGTCACCAGATAGCCACTCATCAACTGAGCATACTTTTGTCTTAAGTCCCTGAAGCTTATCAATAGTCATGGGCCTTATTTCAAGAAGTGAGCCAGTAAAGAAATTCTCGATGCCTTTCTTTGTCGAAGCAAGATGCGTTCTATTGGCTCTTGAACCAGTTGTATTTTGAAGAGAACCAGCAGTTAAGAACTTAAAGTAAGGACCTCTGGATCTCACTATCGCTGTTCTAATTGGTGACAGCACTTCTTCTGCTTGCTTCATAGTAGGAGCGGTAGTGATTTGGTGAGTAGTAGATGGATCAACGTTTAAGAAATAATTCTGAATTGTAGAGCAGTAAGTGGACTTAGACGCACCTCGTCCAACGATCAGATACTGCTTATTTATAAGTCTCTTTTTTACTATCTTCCACTCATATCTGCCTGGACGACCGTCAGTCCCAAGAACGTACACCTGCTTCTCTATGAACTCATACCATCCGAAGATCTGCTCGCCCCAAAGTTTGAAGCTGTCAAGTAGAAACATATCTGTTCCATCTGTAAGTGTCAGCTCGTTCTCACAAAAGGCAATCCACCCTTCTACTGCCTGATCATCGTAGTAGTATCTTGGGCTTGCTATGAGAGCATCAATACGAAGCATCTCCATAGCTATCTCTCTACATACCGGTATTTTTCCGCTAATTACGTCTTCCCGGAACCGTCCGTAATACTTAGGCACAGCGGTGTTTGATAGACTCATATGCTATTTTTTGTGCTTATCCAATAATGCCGAAAAGGTGTCGATGGATTCTGCTACCTGCTTGGCTTGTTTGTCGCTTAATCCTGCTAACTGTGCAAGATTGCTCTGCATTCTAGCTACAGAATCTGTGTCAAGTGTAACTGTCTTATCGGAACCACCAGAAGTGTTGTCAAGCGTAAGCTTTACTTTTCTACCGGACTTCTTTGAACCAGACACTTTTGTTGAAGATACAGGAAGGTATCCTATATCTTTTAAGGTGTAATCCTGAATGCCAGCACTTCTTATTGCTAAATTAACGGCAGAAGAGAAACTATTCTGTTCTTTCTTGCTAAGCTTAGCTGGTGTATACGTTGCAGGAGTGCTATCATAGTGATCTGGCGTTTCATCGAAGAAGTTAAGATAACTGCCAGTTGAATCTTTTGATTCCTTATTTTGACGTTTATACTCTTTAGACGCTTTGTTTATAGCTCTATCTCGGTCTTTGTCGTTGTGCGAAGGCTCATACGTGGCAGGAGTACTTTCGTAACTATGCAAACCGCCATCGTTATACAAAGTTGATCCTCGGTCTATAGCCTTATTTTTTGCTTTGTCTCTCGACTTTCTTTCTTCGTAGCTATTGTCAAGAGAGTATGACGACGGAGTACTATCGTACGTCATGTACTTCTGACTTCTATATTCGTTTACAGCTTTGTCTATAGCATCGTCCTTCTCTTTACTGGATTTTGCCGGGGTATACGTTGCAGGAGTGCTATCATACTTCAGCCATTGCTCCCTATCACCATAGGAATACGGCGAATAATCTTTCTCTTTAGGCTTGTCATCACTCTTCTTCGGTCCGTTGTCAATTGGGAATGTATACTCTCCGTACAGTTGCTTTGCAGTATCCCGTCCTAGAACTTTGTCCTTATCTACTTTTTGAGTGATTGCCCTTTGGTCCTTTTTGCTGAGCTCTGCTGTTTCGTATGAAGTATCCCAAACATCAGGCTGCTTTTCCTTCTCTTTCTTCTGTTCCTTCGCCTTCTGCTTTTCTAAACGCTTTTCTGCGCCGTCGAGAATATCTTTAGCGCCAGACATATCAACCATGTCTTTAACGACATTCTTAGCGTCTTCAAGATTGATCTTCTTACTGTCCTGATTCTGTTGATCTTTCTTGCCCTTCTTGCCACCTTCCTGCTGACCACCTTGATTCTGCTGATCATTGCCATTTCCTTTATTCTTCTTTCCACCGCCGTCTTTATCTTTAGTGGAAAGGAACTTGGCATCTTTGAACACAGTAGATACGTAGTCAACATCAGCTTTAAGCTGTCTCTGATCATCCGGATGTTCTTTATTCCATTTCTCTACTTCGGCATTCTCAGCGTTCCTTCTGCCTTGAGCAAGAGTATAGATGATATGGCCTGTAGCAGTCGGAATTATGACCTTATTTACAAGAGCGTTAAGGCCATTCCTAGCGAGTGTAACGCCAGCCTCTTTTGCTATCTCCTTTGGAAGATCCTTATCACGACGAAGCTGCGAAAGTGTCTTCTGTCCAATAAGCTGCCGATAAGTGTCTTCCTGACGTAGCCTGTTGATTCTATCGTTCAGCTCTTTATCGGTCATTTTACTGATTTCTTTATTGGACACGTTTACCAGATTTTCTTCTTTTTTGGTTAAATGCCTATCGTAGCCGGCATCTATGTCCTTATCTTTTCGCTGCTTGCTAAGTGAATCCTGACCGATAGACTGTCTGTAAGCGTCTTCTTTCTTGATTCTGTTAATTCGTTCCTGAAGCTCTTCATCGCTAAGTTTGTCAAGATCTTCACTGGTTATATTTTTAAGTTTTGCTTCTTTTCTATCTAAATCTTTTTCAGCCTTTTTATGCTTCTTTTCTTCTTTATAGTTGTCTTTAGCTGATCTATAATCTGCTTTCTTGCTGTTAAGCTCGTTTTCTGCTTTGTTTAAAGCCTTAAGCTTATTAGCAACATCTCTTTTTGCATTTCGTTTATCTGTGGCAGTACTTGAGCCATTGTTATTAGTCCACGTAAGAGTTTCTTTAGCCTTTCTTAACGCACGCTTAGCAGTTCTATAATTTGTCTTAGCAGATTTATATCTGTCTTTAGCTGAGTGCGTAGCTCCTTTGCCATTCTCGCCACTTCCCCAAGGCCATCTCCCAGAATGACCACCTTGCAGATGTCCTACACCGTAGTGAATAAGAAACTCCTGGCTAAAATCAACTCCGGCGTATTCTCTAAAGTCGTTCATTATATTAGTTTACCTCTTCCCATAAGGCGCAAAGTCGCCATAAATTTATCCTTAAATGTAAGACGCTTTACGTCGTCGGGCACTATTTGAGACATGTCAAACACTACAACTGGACGACCAGTCCTAAACCCATTCCAATAAAACGCATCGTTTACATCAAGAAGTGCTCCGTATCCGTCTTTCTTTAATTCTCTGAATAGCCTGGCTCTTTGCTTCTTGATCTCTCTAGCTAATTTCGCGTCGCCTTTGCCGTCATGTGGTATTACGTAATTAAAAAGCTTATATATAGAACGCAACTCTGACTCTTTGGGGACATATTCTGGATCTTGTATTTTCTTAAGATTCTTCCATCCTTTTGCGTATGTCCTATAAATGCCTTTTCCATAAAAGATGCTATACAGGCCGTCGGGCTTTGATATGAAGTCAGCAAAGTTTTTATTTGTATTGTAAAGTTTTAAAAAAGCATTTTCCTGAGTTGTTTCACTTGCCACCTTTATGTCAGACTTAGCCGTATTATCTATACTGAACTTATAACATTTTGATGTTCCTATCTCATTTCCGTCATCGTCATACACTATTTCTTTTGCCTTGTCATTAAACCCAACTCGATATTTATCTATGTCAGCCTTCTCGTACGCGGCATAGAACATGTCAGTATCCTTAGTCCTATCTTTATCACGAGACAGCGTAGACATAACTGTGCCTTCAGGAATAATGGCATCAAAGTGCTTTCTGTTATATTTGCCATTCTTAAACAACTTTCTTTGTTTATAGACAGGATCCTCTTCGTCTACGTACTGACGTCCTTGCCTCTGCTTCGGTATGTCACCAGAGCCCCAAGGATACCTTCCACTACGTCCGCCATGGTCATGTCCTACTCCGTAATGGGCTAAGAATTCAGAGCTGAAGTCTACACCTTGATACATTCTAAAGTCATTCATTTTGAAAGTGCCTCATGAGCCTATTTCTGTTCGAACTTTTCGTTCCTTTTTCTATACTAAAAAACACAGTAAGCATCATGTATGTTACTTGTCTGGTTCGCTTATTTACTTTCCAGATGGTGTTGTCATAAGGACCGTCTGGTTTCACTCGGACATAAAAAAAGCCACCATCTTCGGCGACAGAAATGATATCAGACCTGAGTAGTTGCTCTAAATTTTCGATCATCTATGCCACCACCTTTCAGGAAGCTTTTAAATATTTCTTAAGTTTACTCATGTCAAGTTCGGCGTTATCGAGTCTGTACAGTACAACTGGCTCACGAGTGTCAACATGATCCAAATATTCGTCTACTGCTTTTCCTGTTTGTCCTAACTGATAGTCGATAAAGCTAACTTTTCCGCCTTTTGTTTCAAAGTTGTAAACATGACCGCCGCCACCTTGCCAACGAACCATAATTAATCCTGCCGAGTTCTCGCCGTACATTCTGGATATAGCTTTTGTAATAGCACTTGCTTCTTCTCCTGGATCGAATATAACTCTGTCACATCGCTTAAGCTTATTCGATGTGGCGTTGTTCATGATTTCGTCAGCAAATACGCCGCCATCGAATCTCATTCTGCCTTTTGAGTCGATGCCTTGTTCCCTGAAGTATCCAGATAGACTAGACGATAAGCAATTATCTTTACCAACAAACTTTCCCCTATAAGGATTACAGTTCTTAAGCGATTCTTCTCTTGTTTCAGATTTTGGCAACAGTTTAAACCCGGCAGCAATAGCAGACTTATGGAGACTGTCGGATTTCATAGAGGCTGCAGACGTTTTTGCAACTTGTCCGCTTCTGCCAATATCCTGCCTCGGTCTCTTTCCTGATCCCCACGGATATCTTCCACTGTGTCCGCCTTTATCGTGGCCAACGCCATAGTGCATAAGATATCCTGTCAGGTCTAAGCCTATATAATCTCTAAAGTCTGCCATTTTGTTTCACCATTATTTCTTCTTGTCTTCTGCCAGTCGTTTAAGCTCTTCTTTAAATTTACGAATTTTCTTTTCGTTCTCTAGATATGCATTTTCTTCGGCAAAAGTGATGCCTTCAGAATACATTTTGTCCATAAGTCGATCGTTCTCTGCTTCTAAAGTTGCCATCTTTTTGTACTTAGAATATGCTTTAGTGCCAAGAAGATCGGTATCGTAAATCGTAAACACGGCGTCGTTTATATTCTTTCTAGCTTTATCATAAAATTGCTTAAGATATCTATAGTCTGGCTTACCGTATTCCGGCTTAATCATCTGTTCATCGCCATGCTTATACCTAGAAAATGATTCGTCGTATATGGTTTTATATAAGTCACTAACTTCTTCATTTCCTATTTCTGATAAAGCAGCCGAAATTTCTTTGCCTATCTTTTTGTTAGCTTCTTCTGGATGTCTCCGATAATAATGCAGCTTGTCATCGAAGTCTTTATCCTTCAAGCGCTGATGCTGACCGCCACGAACTAAAACATCAAAAAGAGCGGCATTTCTGGCATCAAGAATGTCTTTAGCTGCTCTTCGTTCATCAGCACGGCGTTGCTTTAAACTTCTAAAAAGTCGTTTTTTCTTTTTCGCCGACGCAGAGCTTCCATTTCTTTGTTTCGGTCTGTCGCCAGAACCCCACGGATACCTTCCACTATGTCCACCATGGTCATGACCTACTCCGTAATGGGCTAAGAATTCAGAGCTGAAGTCTACACCGGCATACAGGCGGAAATCGTTACCACTCATCGTCATCATAGTAGTCCTCCGTGTAGATCTCGCTCATGTCAGGCTCGGGGAGATAGTCTTTTTCTAATGTTACCTGCATACGAAATTCGAATTCAGATATCTGCTTATTTATAGAGTCGGCAAGATAGCTGGTTGTCGGTGGGTCAAATAAAAGCCGAACCCGGAGTGGCACATACGACTTAACGAGTTCGACTTTCTTATCTGCTATGAAATCTGTCCAAACGGCAGATTCGTCTTCTATTTTGAAAGGTTCCTTAGGACCAATCCCTAAGGTGTTCAGTATAAAGAATGCGGAGTTGATATCCATGATGATCTCATCGTCGAAATGATGATAATCCGGAAGAATTCCGAGCTTCTTTTTTACTGAAAGAAGGATACTGTCCATTAACGCCATGGTATCACCTCCTGTTTTGTTTAAAATCTGTGCATAAAAATAACGCAGATACAAAGTTCGCAGAACTGACGACTCTCCCCTTAAGATTACTCTATTCCGATTCGGTAACAGCTCCCGTTTCGTCCTGTTGTGAAAGCATCTGCGTGCAATGATCAATAATCAATAATCATAGTTAGTATTTCATTTCTATCGGATAATTGCTACTTAATTACCTGGGTAAAGATTTGCACCTTATATAGGAGATGTGCTTAGCATCCATCAGAGTTATTTTTAAGGTTTCCCCAACCCTGTCAGCACCTGGTTGTCTGTCCCAACTGATGATTTAACATCTCAAAGCGTCTACCTATTCCGCCACCAAGTAACATGCTGTTTTAACTAAGTTCTTCTGGAATTAGTTCTGGTTCGGGTTCAGGCTCTATCTCCTACTCGATGACTGGAAATGCGCCGATGCGCTCACACGATAGGTTAAGTAACTGCATATTTAGTTGCTTGACCTAAAGAATTTAAAGTGTCATTTAAGTGATATAAATCTTTACTTTGCCTTTGCCGAGTTCGTCATCATTAATAGCGATATTTTTTAACGCTGAACCTCGTAAATCCGGATGAACGACAATTACTTGTGCATCATTCGGCATTGTCTC